CCATGAATAATCTCCTTAATTAAAGACGGGGGCCGAAGCCCCCAGAAGATCAATCAAAGTTACCGTAGGGGTAAGTTGTTGAGTTGCCGATGTTCAAGTCAGCCTGTGTATACCTAATGGTAATATTAAACTGTCCTGCGTTAACAGAAGTCAAGCTTGCCACAGTCATCTTTAAAGTAACCACAACTTGTGAGAACCAAGTAGGCTGTTGACCAGGCTGAATGTTTTGAACATCTTGTAGAGTGCCATTTGCATTATCCAACTGAGTCGCTGTGTAAGTAGCATTTGTACGACCGGCTGCTGTAATAGCGGCCATCGTTGCATACACTCCAGTTGACGTTGCAAAGTTGTTGGAAATGTACGCTTGTGTAGATGTAACAGCATTTGTGCCATCGGTAGGTGTTGTACCTTGATCCACAATCACATCAATGATGTTTGAATTGTAAGGAATCAAGAATACTGCGCCGCGATAGTTAGTGCCTGTCGCATCGGCTGTTGGAGCTGAAGCTACTGTTGGGCCACTTGTGCTATATACACCATTTTGTGGAGTCCAAATAGTTCCAGTATTATTGGGGATGTTGTTTGAAGAAACAAACGTACCTGATGCGCCACCGTAATTAGTGGTTCCAGGAGTTGTTACTGAAAAATCTAAAAAAGCATTTTGAACTAATTCAACGGTACCAGCATTACGCTGTGAACCAAAACGCTGTGTGGCCGCAAGGATTGGGCCTTCAAATGTGGAACGTGCCATGATAATTCCTTTGCAATAAGTAACATACCAATTGATTGCACATGACCCCTAGGCGGGCTGGCGGTATGCATAAAAATCCTAGATAAGTTAAATATACACTATATTTTAAAAGTGTCAATAAAAAAAGAGGGTTTTTACGCCCTCTTTTTTTGCTGTAAACGTTTACAGCGAAAACAGTTTATTTGACTTTTTTAAATTCTCTTCTTGTGTAATAACACGGAGATTCCAAGGCACATGTAGCCCGCAAACTGTAGTCGACTGCAATGGGATAATGTGATCAACTACATAGCGCTGACCAGCTATCTTAGACAACTCTTGCGCTTTTAAATATAGGTTTCTCATAGCCAGTTTTTGTCCTGGCGTAATCCACTTGGGCGTAGCTTTTCGGTGTCTGCGCTTACGAACGCTAGTGAGGGCTTTGTAGAGTTCAGGGTTTTCTTTTTTATGTTTGTTTCTATGTGTTCTTTTTTCTTCTGTTGGCCTAGCATTTGATCTGGCTTTTACCAATTCTTTATTGCGCTCGTAATAACGTCGTCCAGCTTCTTTGGCGGCTTCAGACTTTGGCTTCTCCTTGCGTTTATCATTATCAATTATCCAGTCCTCTTTCATACACTCTACACATGATCCCTTGGTCTTGCGTAAAGCAATGTGCCCACGAATACACGCCACTCCCGTAAAGTAATGCGTTGCCCCTATACGTTTTGCCTCAGCCCTGTTGTCTGGATACTCCATATCATACTCCTGTTATACGATACGAGTAATTATACAACAAAAGAAAAGGGACTGCAAGAGTCCCTTCCAATCTAGCTAAGTGCTTGATTTAATTAGTAAGAGCCATAGATTCCCAATGGATCCGACCAACCGAATGAGTAACGCTCTCTAGCTTTGTAGCGAACGTTCCCTGTATCGAAGTCACCGTCCATTGAATTCTGCAAGGGTGTCCTTACAAAATGCTTTAGACCATTTGGTACATCGGTAGTCAAGAACCATGCGTTAGTTGCGGTCAAGAAGTGATTAATGGTGTAACCCTCGGGGATCGAACCATTGTTCTCGATAGCATTAAGGTCATTGTTGTTTGTACCAACGCGCAATTTAGTATCGAGCAAACGGGTTGCAACGAACTGTAGTGCTGGAGGAACAATCAACTTCTTGGGCTTAGCGGCGATTAAAAGGCCACGCTCGTCTGTCCAGGCAGCGATCTGAATGACGGCATTCTCAAGAGAAGTCTCATTCAAATCAGCAGCTACGGAAGGAGTGTTAGCGTTGGTACCACCATTGACCAATGGGTGAGCAGAGTTCAACAAAGATACGCCATCACCGCCAACATAAGCGGCATTGTAAGCGTTGTTCAAAACTGCTGCGGCTTTAACCTGTTTGGTATAAGCCATGGCACGGGCCAAACCTTTGGTGTAACGTGCAGACAAAGAGTCATACAAGTTATCTTCAATCGCTTCTTCAGTGATTGAAAAACCCAAAGCAATGGTTTCGTGGTTATAACGAGTTGTCCATGCTTCCTGTGCATTATCATAGGAAATGGCTGTGCCCTCGCCTTTGACTGGTGCAGCAGAGAAACCAGACAATTTGGTCTCTTCTTCGAATGAACGCTCAGAGGTCTCTGTTTCATAGATCTCTTTGTGCTCTTCGCCATAACGTGCATACTCTAGACCGAACAATGCGTTCAATCCTGGGAGCAGCTCTTTCAATAGTTGTGCGCGTGAAATAGCCATGATTTAGCTCCTTAATTAAACGCCAGCAGTATTGGTCATACCTTGGAATGTTGCATTCCAGGTTACCAACACTTCAGGGAAACCGACAAAAGAAAGTTGTGTACCTGTGGGCACTGCAATGCTGGAACCTAGAGTCACGGTTGTACCGTTCACATTGGTTACAGAAATGTAGTTACCTTGAGCAACACCACTTACGCCTTGAGCAATCAATTGCATTCCGGGTTGGATAGCAGTGTTTGCAGCTGTCAAAGTAATAGTAGTACCAGAGGTATTTGCATTACCACCAGTAGCTGTTACCACAACGGCTGTGTCTTGCACCATGCTAACAACACGGAAAGGTAGCAATGTAGCAACACGAGTGTTACCAGATGTACCTGAGCTAATAACACCACCAGAAACTGCCATAGCTGAGTCACCAGTATTGGTGTTACCTGCAGTACCTGTTACGGCATACACGTTAGTACCAATAAAAGTAGCGTTAGCATAGCCAACTGTTGATGCTGTGTTGGACAAGGAAGTACCTTGAGCAACCATCACTGCTTTGAACACAGTGCGTGGATCATCCACAACGTATGCAACTGCATAGTCGGAAACTGTACTTGCAGGCCAGTATTGACCACGAACAGTTTGCTTGGATGAGTTAACGTACTCAGCGCCAAGGAAAATGCCCAATGTACCAGCTACAGGAGTAGCGGGAGATGAGGCTGCAGACATAGTTGTTGTTACAACTGTACCGCCAGATAGTTGAACAATGTCGCCATTGAACAAATTAGTGCTATAACCAGTAGCAATGGGATACATACGGGTTGAACCTGAATAGGCCAAACCGCCGAACTCACTGACTGGCTTAAACCCGTATGCTGCGGGAATGATTGGATAAGCCATTTAGGACTCCTTGATTAATTACGACCAATTGTTACCTCGCTACGTCTGTCTTTAAACAAAGGCATACGAGGATCACTGTTTTTCATAAACGTATTATCAACAGATTCCATTTGAGCTTGGTTTTGCTTGTTGTAGTAAGCATTACGTTGATCAATGAACTCTGCAGGAATACGACACAATAACAATCCACCAACTTCAATATTGCCTTTGAATCGGCCTTCTTGAGTGGCGTGCATCATCATTTCGGGGTATTCTTCTGCTTTGCAGGGCTCATAACCCTCACGAAACTTGGAAGAAATATTAGCAGGATCGGATGTACCAATCATACTAATACGAACCCATCGATGAGCCCAACCGGGTCTTTCGTTTGGTTCAGGTAGAACTTCTGGGGGCCTCCAGGATTCTGGACGCTGCATCATTTCTCTTGAATCCGCTTCTCTAGGCTTACGATTGTCACTCATGATTATTCAACCCTTCTGTTTTGTTTAGCAACCTCTTTGGCATAGACGTCTAACGGAAGACCTAGCCTTTTGGCGATATTGACCTGACTTTGAGTAAGCACGATTTTTTTGGCCGCTGTGCTTCTGGTAGCCGGAGCCACGTTTGATTTCTTCTGTGAAGGAGTCGCATCCACAGTTACACCAAACGCATCAGGAAAACGATTTTTCATTTCAGCATCAATCCTTTGGAAATACTCATCGCTAGTCGGTTCAAGACGCTCGTCTTGCGTGAGCTCTTCGTGCAGGGCCAATGCATAACTTGTCATGCGCCGGTTTTGCCCGAACCAGGGATTCCGTGAACGCCAGTCTTCAGTTTTGTAATGAAGCCGGGGAGCCGGTTGCTGTTGTACCGTTTGTACTTGATTTTCTTGAGCTTGTAAAGGGGTAGGCTTAAAGTTTGCTATTTTGTCTGCTTTTAGAACAGTTGTAGTTAGCTCTTTTTGCGCTTCCGCTATAGCCGATGAATCTCCTGACTCATAGGCTATTCTCATTTTGGCTTCGGCCATGGAGATTTCATTCTCCACTACTTTTTTGGCTTGTTCCAATAAAGCAGTATGCCCTTGATTCAATGAGCCTTTAAGCTGTTGGTTCTCTTGAAGTACTTGCCTAGCTAACTGTAAAGCTTCTTCTCTTTCTCGATGTGCCGCTTCTTTAGCTCTGCGTTCTTCGTGATAGCCTTTTGTAAAATGCTGAATCCTTTTCTTGACGCTTTCGTTGTAAGTTTCCAACTCATCGTCT